AGTGCTTGTTGGGGTCATTGGGGAGCAGGTGGATTAGTAAAAGTAACTTATCAATAAAAAGGATGAATAATAATGGCAATATATAAAACATTACTTACATATAGAATACCGGATGAACGCTATGGGCAGTCTGATGTGTTGGGAAAAACTAGTACTATACAATATGAAGGTCCCAAAAAATTAATTTTATGGTTAACTAAAGATGGTAATCATCTTGAACAAGCATGGGATGCTGATAATATGACTGAACGACCATTACCCGGTCATTTGTATCAAATTGAATTGGATGCTAGTGCAGGTGATAAGGAATGTCTTATAGCTGGACTGATTGGTCCTTCTACAGAAACCTATCATCCATTTGGTAATCTGAAACGCTATGAAATAAAAAATGGGCCTGTGGATGTACCTAATGGTTGGGTTTCAGATCCAACTTATCCAAGTCACGTTTTCGATAGATTTGATGTGGATATTAACTTGTATGATCCTGAAACAAAACAGTTTAAGAATTTAAAATACCATGATAATACTCCTAACATGGTAAACCTTAGTGATGACAAGATACGACATAAAAGAAATATGTTGTTAGTAGCTTCCGATCATAGAGTAGCAGCTAACGATATACCTGATGATATTAAAAAAGATTGGACTGATTATCGTAAAAAATTAAGAGATTTGCCAGAAGATTGGAAAGAATCTCCCAATGAGTTGATTGAGTGGCCAAAAGATCCAGATTCGGCGGCCAAAATTAAAGCAATGGAAGCATCAGGTGAACCTAAACCCCTCATAGATCATTATGTTAAAATCGTAGATAGAACTGCTGAAGATAAAAAAGCAATAGAACAAATGTGGCCGATTGCTGGAGTTGATGAAAACGCTCCATAAGGTCGTATAAATAGTTATGTAATTATTATTAATAGTTTTCTTGAGGTGAAAAATTATGAGTGGTCGTTCAAAAGCTTTTTTTATTAATGGTGGAGCAGGTCGTGTTCTTTGTTCTATTCCCGCATTAGAGAGATACGCAGAAGATTCAGGTGATAAAGATTTTGTTATAGTATGTGAAAGTGGAATGGATTTTTATCGTGGTCATCCTACCTTACATAAACATGCGTTTGAAGTTTGGCATAAAAATCTTTTTGAAAGTCATCTAAAAGATAAAGATGTCTTTTCTCCCGAACCATACCGAGTTAACGAATACTTCAATCAAAAATGTAGTTTAGCACAAGGTTTTGATATTCTTATTAATGAATTAGATGAACCTCGTGTCCTCCCTGACCCTCTAATTCATCTTAGTAAAGAAGAATTAGTTAAAGGGTTTCAAACAATCCAAGAAATTAAATCTGGAACTAAAAAAGATAAAATTTTAGTTATCCAACCTTTTGGTCGATCTGTTAATCAGGTGGGTCCTGCTGTATATGATGCAACTTCACGATCTATAGAATCGTCAAATGTTGTTTCTATTATGGAAAAATTAAGAACCGAGTATGGGATTTTGGTGATGTCACAAGTACCAATAGATATATCAGAGAATGAAGACCATCCAATTGCTGTACCTAAAGAACCTAATTTAAGATTGTGGGCTGCAATGATACACAATGCAGATCATTTTTTAGGATGTGATTCTGTAGGACAACATATTGTTAAGGCACTTAACAAAACTGCAACAGTTGTTATTGGGTCAACTTATCCAATAAATATTTCTTATCCAGATGATAAAGATTTTGATATTATAGATGTTGGTAAAGATAAGCGCGTATACTCACCTATTCGTCTTACTATGGATGATGAAAGGGATCGTGCTAATAATGATTGTATTGTTATGGACGAAAAAGAAATACAGCTTGTTGTTGATTCAGTAAAGAAGCGAATGGGTAAAGGTAAGAAATTTGAAGGTACTGTAGAGAAGCATGTGCATACGAATAAATGTAACCATGATGATTCCAGCAATTACACTAAAGCGTCTCCTGTTAAAATACCAGAAGGTTTGAAGTTAATGGAGGAACAGGGATGAGTCAATGGATTGCTGGTATTTCAAGAGGCCATAATTCTAGTATATGTTTATTAAAAGATGGTGAAATAGTTTTTGCTATAGAAGAGGAAAGATTAAGTAGATTAAAATATGATGGTGGTCCTTATGCTTGTATGGTTAAAATTTTAGAGTATACTGATAAACTAGATTATTTAATTATAGCACATACACAACCAGATGAAAGTCGTGTTGAATTTAGTGGTGGTGATGTATATAGTGGACTTGCAAGAAAGTTACGTCTTATAGACGATATGAATAAACAAGTCTGGCATATGGATAGATGGCATCATAAAATGCATGCTGCTTGTGCCTTTTATCGTTCTGGTTTTGAATCTGCAGTTGCATTAGTTGTAGATGGTGCTGGCACATATATTCCTATGGAAATAAATGGCGAGCAAGAGATGACGTGGGAACTTGAATCAATTATTGATTGTTCTTATCCTGCAAATTTTAAAACACTTTATAAACATTTAGGTGGTAGAGGACCTTGGAATAGTACGTTACAGCCTGAATTTACTGCTGCAAGAGAAAATGAAGAAGGTACTTATGAAGCTTGTATTGATGATTCTGCTGGTATTGTAAAAGCATATGAGGCAGTAACGCGTTATTGTGGGTGGGCTCCCATTGAAGCAGGTAAGACAATGGGATTGTTTCCATACGGAGAGCCTTGTGATAAATTTCCAGACATTTATAATGATGGTGGTGGAGGAAAATGGAAAACAGCAGATCGTAATTTAATTATTCCAACATATCCAAACGGTGCAGTTGTGAATGAAGGAAGATGGGAATATTTAAATGACCCTGATCCAATAGAAGCTACCCACGACCTTACTAGACTTGAGAATCGTAGAAACATGGCTTATGCCATTCAAACTGAATCACAACAAATGGTTCTTGATTTGATTCGTAAGTCAGTTGAAATGAGTGGTAATAAAAATGTTGTATTGTCTGGTGGTTACGGATTGAATTGTGTTGCTAATTATTGGTATCTTGGTCAATTAAAAGATGAAGGTATTAACTTATATGTTGAACCAATTTCAAATGATGCGGGCACTTCTATTGGTGCTGCGTTGTTTGCACATCATATAGTTAATAAAGATGAAAAAGTTAGAGGATATGCTGATAGTTTATTCTTAGGTCCGAAGTATAAATATACAGATGAAGAAGTTGAAGCAATAGCTAAAAAGTATAATGGAACTACAAAAAAAATATATAGTGAAGATGCAGTTAAATTAATATTGAAAGGAAATATTGTTACACTCTTTCAGGGTAGTTGTGAGAATGGTCCAAGAGCATTAGGGAACCGTTCAGTTCTTTTTGATCCTCGAACAGAGGATGGTAAGGCTTATGTTAATAGTGTAAAACGTAGAGAATATTTTAGACCGTTCGCAGGAACTATATTACATGAATATGCAGACGAATGGTTTGATATGAGGGGTTTAAAAGAGTCTCCTCACATGATGTATGCTATGTATTGTAATGAAGGATATCAAGAGAAAATTCCTGCTATTGTTCATGTGGATGGTACGTGCCGTATTCAAACTCTGAAAAAGGAACAAAATCCTGTATTTTATGAAATGATAGAGGAGTTCAATAAACAAACAGGAGTTCCTATATTATTTAATACTTCCTTTAATTTAGGTGGTGAGCCATTAGTTGAATCCTTAGATGATGCTGTTAAAGCCCTTGATACTAGTAGATTAGAATACTTATATTGTCCCGAAAATGACTTATTAATTGAAGTATTAAACGAAAAAGCGTAAAAGAGAAGGATATAGTATTATAAATATCTATAATATTTAAAGGAATATAGGTATGGCAACTATTACAGATTATAATATAGATCAAGGCACTGATTGGAGTGTGGTGGTTACTGCTAAGGATACAGCGGGGACTATAATTGATTTATCTAATGCTACAATTAGTTCACAACTAAGAAAAAATTACACTTCTACGAATTTTCATACTATTACTGCTACCACATTAGTTGCAGTAGAAGGAACTATTACATTGAATTTAACTGCAGCTGCATCAGCTGCAATAATATCTGGTTATTATTATTATGATGTCGAAGTTACAGATGGTCTTGGTTTAGTCACCCGTATTACAGAAGGAAAAATTCATCTAAGACCAGAAGTCACGAAATAATTTAACTTAAAGGTAATGATATGGCTTATGTAGGTAACGAACCATTTTTTGGTTTCATAAAAGCAGAAGAACATACATCTGTTGGTGCAAATCAGTATACTTTGGGAAGAGTAGCACCAAGCACAGCTTCTATAGAAGTTGTTGTTAATGGCGTTGTAAAACGACCAAGTGAATATACTCTCTCCGGAAAAACTTTAACCCTCGCTGGTGTTCCTAGTGGACAAAGTGTTATGGTTAGGTTCTTAACTACAACCGGAAC